AGACTCCTGACTTTGGAGGAGGGAATCAACACACGTGAACTCGATTTCATGAAAGCTGAAACCTTCCCCCTGTCAGGGACGACGTACTATTTTAAACTGGACGACCAAAATCTGGTTTATCATGACACTAACGGCAAGTTGAAAATCCAGTACTCCGACAACCAAGGAGGAAGGATGATCAATGAGTCGGACTTCGGAAACGCCGTCACTTTTCTGGAACATGCACACTATCTGGTTGCTCTGAAGAATGGGCAGAGGATAGGACAGGCTCAGTACGCGAGGCACGGAAAGGATAAAGTGATCATCTTCCCCGCCCACTTCCTCGAAGACGGGATGGATGAGATTGTCACCGCAGAATATAGAAACGGTTCTTTCAAAACCGGCAAAGCAGTCTACATGAAAACCGAATCTTATGCTCTGCGCCTGTACCGCGCGTTGAGTGGAGCAAGCACCGAAAACGATGTCCTCCTCGTACCTGGGGAGGACATGGCGTGGATTGAGTACTCAGGCACCTTGCCTGGTATCGCAATTCGCCACGTCAAATCCCTCTATGACCGGATTGAACAGAAGAACGGCCACCACTTGGAATTCAAGGGACTCCTGCAAGGGAAACCTGGGAAATCCGAGGGAGGCCTCCAAGCTCAGAAGGAGGGAGAGGTAAAGCCGTGGCTTCTCTGTCATGACGCTACAACATTCGAAGGATCATGTGGCGGATTGATTGAATTGCGAACCTATCAAGGAACCCGGACCTTCATGCACGTGCGAGGACCTAACATCCGAGCACGAGCAATGGGCAGATTCAATGAAGCATTGGACATTGCGCTTGTCTTCCACCACATCAACCTCCGACGTGCAGTGCGCGCGGAGATGGTCAAGGAAGGACAGAACGAATATCTGATGGCCCAAGCCGGACATCGAGCTCGACGGAAGTATGATGAAAGAGATTACCACCGTGATGAGATTGAGGAGATGGCTGAAGAGTTTGAAGCCGAGTACGAGGAGAGATATGATGATTTTGGATATGTCCTCCATCGAGCTGAGGAACGAGAGAGACTCGAAGCCGAGGCAGAGGAGGAGTTTGACCGCCGAATGGGGAACCATCTCGACGAAGGCAATATCTTCATGAAGAATGAAGCTGGCAACAGCCCGTTCTTTAAGAAATGGATGAACCACCAAGGCCAGAAAGGCATAAACATAATCAAGGAAGGAACCTCCATGGAAACGATCGAAATCAAAACAGAACTCGAAGCAGCTAAGCGAGCGCCAGTCAAGGACGAGCTCATTAACATGATTCGAGAAAGTGCTGCGAAGATGAACATCGCCCATGTCAATGAACATGACGACGTTGAAGATGAAGGAGAAGTGCTTTTCACCGACATCCACCGTAGATACGTGCATCAGACGAACCCGCCTCAAGTGAACAGCTTTCCTTTTGGGAGCGAAGCTGAGATGAAGGAGTACGCCTATGTACCAAACACGGAAGAAAATGTCCAGGAATCTCTGAGAGTCCACATTCAAAAGAGAGATGAATGGTCAGCGAAGAAGGAAGAGAACCTGAAGCAGGATAAGAAGATCTTGGAGAGCTTGCAGGAATTCTTTAATCGCATTCTTGGCGGACAGAAAATGAAAGCACCGAAGTTGCAAAAAGTCACGGTTGATGGCATGCGGAACTTGATTCTGCGCCTAATCCCGCAATGCAACATGAATAAATCAGTCAGCAACCCCTTTAACACGGGCGTAAAGTGGAGTGACATTCTGAGCGCGGACAAGCTGTACCTGCTAGAAGAGATCACAATGCTTTTCAACCAAGCCGTAGATGAGGGGAAGGGGCAACTGGCTTATGTCTACCTTTACATTAAGAACGAAATTCACAAACCCGAGAAATTGAGAGATGGAAGATTCAGACTCATTTTCGGGGTCGCTGGATTGGACCAACTCTTCGACAGGATCCTTTTCAAGGACCTTGGAGATATAATCAATGATTTGATGCCGTTCAAGAGACTTCATGTTGTCAAGTACAAGGAAACCACGTTCGCTGTGAGATTCAAGTTCGGAAACAAAGAACGCTTCGAGAATGAAGATAGGAAAATTTTGGAAGAGGACATGAAAGCAGACTACCCCATCATTTACGTTGGCGGAGACAATGTA